TTGTAGTTTGTAGTTGAGTGCCTCTACTTCTGCTTCACGAATCCAGCCGGATAGGTCAATGCGCCCATCCCTGCGTGGTGCCTTCGCCTCGACAATGTAGATGCCATTCACCCCTGGTACGAACACATCGCCAACATCATTACGCCCTGCTCGGGGTAAGCGTTGTGCGTTTAGACTGTTCTCAATAAACCAGTCAGCAAGTTCAATCTCGAATGTTGCACCCCTTCTCTTGTTACTCTTTTGTTGGCTCATCGGCTTCCTTCCAGAATAGTTTGTAGTAATCATGGTCGAGGCTAAAGCGCTTCATGTGCTTGACCAGCGCACCCGTGTGTGCATGCAGTGGCACGCCAGCATCCTTCATCTTGCGGAAGAAGATAATGTCCTCACCTACGAAGTGGTCATCGTCATTACTTGCAGCAGTCTCGGTAAAGAACGACACCTTGCCGTGCTTCTCTCGCATCTTGGTGATGACCGACTTGTGCATCAGCACGAAACCAAAGCCAGCCTGGTCAACTTCGATGACTTGATTCTCGGGCAGAGGGTGCACGAATCTAATCTCGAACTCACCAACATTATGGAAGATGGCAGGAAAGGGCTTCATCAAAGCCCCCTCGTTCTCCTTCGAGATGAAGTAAATGCCAGTCACCACGGGTTTAGACACCTTGTCTGCCGTTGCCCACAGTTTTGCCATGGCATCAAGGGTCAGCACGATGTCTGAATCAACCCACAATAGCCAGTCTGTTTTCATGTGGTCAGCCCAGTGGTCAAAGAGGACTTGGCGTTGTCTGCCAATCTGATTACCCTGCACCCTGATACTTGTCGTGATACGCATACCGTTGTTGGGTCCAGCGATGATGGCAGTCATCAGACCCTCGGTAAACTTGCCATCGGTCAGACCGTTATCGCACCAACCGATTGCCACGGTGTCGTTCTTGGCTATCATGTTTCTCCTAAAGTTTTCTGTCGAAGTCAATCCACTCTTGGGTAATGCGCTCCCAGGAGAAGTTCTCGTTTACATGCCTCATGCTTTCCTCTGGATTCCACTCACCCTTGAGTATCTTCTCGATGCCAAGGTTGAGGGCAGAAGCAAATATCATCTCGTGCTCTTGTATGTTGTCCTCGTACTCATAGACCACACCGTTGTTATCGCCCACCTCGGCGAGCGCACCGAAGTCTGGATACACACACAGGTTGCCAGCACTCATGCTCTCTGCCAGTGATAGGCAGAATGTCTCAAGGTAGATGCACGGGTAGGCAAAGATGTGTGAGTTCTCCACCGCTTCCATGACCGTAGCCCGTGGGGTTTTCCAGAAGAAGCGGACACGCTTATCAATCTCAGACTGGTCACCCTTGAAGTGGATGTCTGGGTTGTAGTCGTTGTACACCTCAAGCCTAAAGTCATGCTCGATATGACGGAGGGCATCCATCAAGATAGGCAGACCACGGTACGAGGTTGAGGTATGGATAATCCGAATCTGCTTGGTACCAGATGTAATACCATCGAACTTATCCTGTCTAAACGACAATGGAAAGATGGCGTTGGGTATCACATGGATTTGGTCCAAGGATAGGTTGAGTTCATTGGCAGTGTTTATCTTGTGGAAGATAGAGGGAACCACAACATACTTGATGCGCTCAGCAAACTCTGGCTTACCGATGACTTCTTCAACATAGGCTGCATTGAACTGGGTCTTGAGATTGTGCAACCAGAGCACAACATCCCTGCCGTCCTCGATGATTGCTGGCATCTTGGGTGTTAGTCCAGGCGCAATCATGCAGAGGTACTTATCAAGGTTGACCATGTGCGGTAGCACAAGTCGCTCCCAAGTTTTAGCCATGTACTCAGTGCCACCGTACACATCCTTGGCGTAGTTGAATGGCATCTCCATAGTTATTCCTGCTTCAACTTTTCGTCTAACGCACGGTCTGCATGGTCAAGCAACTCCATCGAGTTCTCTGCTACTTCCTTGAAGGACTCAGCGATGAACTTGAGTTGGGCTGCTATTCCCCGTTTATCTTCTTCTCCACATCCACAGTCTGAGATGAGATGGTCAGACATTTGGCTAACATAATCAGCGAACTGGATGGACTCCAGCCATACTGCGGAAGGGTCATAGACTTTTCTTGTCGCTTCATCAATATGTTCCACAAGAGATGGAAGTTCATTGAGTAGAGATTCCTTCATCTGTGCTGGCATCTCCGACTGCATCACTGCCTCCATCATCATCTCTGGAGTAACTGACAGTGCCGACAGAAGAGAGTTCTGCCCACTCGCTTTCGGTGAGTTCTTGGAACTTCCCCGTTTCTTTCTCCTGCCAAACATAGGTTCTCCAACCAATAGTCCATAGGTAGTTCTTTGGTGTAAACAATAAGTGGTGCTTCATGTCCTCGAGTAGAGGCTCTGTTGGTACTGCAACATTTGTATCGTCATGCTTGGCGAGCATCTCGCCCGCGTTCTCGACAATCCTTAGTATGTACTTCTCACTCATGATTGCATCAAGTCCAATATCTGCATACTTGCAGGTTCGTAGGACAACCACACGGGCGAAGCGCCAGTGGCATCGGCTGGTCCATATCTATTCTTGACAGCACACACACCCATGGATGCGATTTGTCCGTGCACTGTAAGTATCAGGCTCGGGGTCTGGGCGACCTTGCCATGCAGAGAACTGCGTGGAGGACAAGGGTTTCCAGGGACACCTTCGCTTGTATGGTGGCATACCACCACCGCTGCGCCAGTCTCTCGTGCCCACCACTTGAGTTCACGCATGAGGGTGCGAAGCCCGCCCCACTCATCCTGACCATCAAGGGTGACATCAACAGCGTTATCCAACACAATCAACTCGACATCCTTACCCAAGCGCTCGCGTGATGCGAGGATAGAATCCTCAACATCACGAAGCGTTGGTGCAGAATCAAACTCCCAGTAGATGTGGTCGGCAGAGCGAAGCATTTGCCCCGCCCATTCCCTATCACTTTCCATAAGAGGTTCGACTTCTCCTTGAGGCATGCCTGTAATCATCGCCAGCAAGCGCAAACTCATCGTGTGAGAGTGTGTATCTGCTGAGATATACAGTGTTGGGACGGATGCTCTGACAGCAAGCGAGAGCGCCAGTGTGGATTTACCAGCACCAGGCGGACCCGCAATCATGCTGACTTCGCCCCGTCTAAACGCTATCTGCTGCGCAGCCAGGGTGTGCCACACTGTTGGCAGTGTCGCTCCACCCTGAGATGCAGTTTTGATAGCGCGTGATAAGAGGCGCATGGGTTATGCGTTCTGCCTGTTCTTACAAGCCTGAGCCTGTGGGCGTGGGCATGCGTAGAAGGCACGGTATGGCTTGCCGGTTGACTTGCTGATACCTGCTTGAACGAAGCGCATTTCACCCGCACCGCATGTGCATTGAGGTATGCCGGTTGCTGGTGATGGTGGAGTTGGTGCGTAGTTGTGCGCTGGTGGTGCTGGAGGTTGTACTGGTTGTGCACCTGGGAAGGCTTGAGTAATAACTTCAACTGCCTTATTGGTACTCGCCATGTTCTCGGTAGTCTGCTCGAGGTCGAGCAAGGTAGCGAGGCGAAGGGTGATGCCGTCAAGAAGAACATCAAGTTCTTCGGGTGTATTAGCACGAAGGTTTATCAACATTCCATCGCGCTTGGTTTTCCAGTTGATTTGGATGGCTGAGTTTTCACTCACTGTTTTCTCCTAGTTCGGGGTAAAGGTATGAGTCTTTTCCTTTGACTGCGTAGCATGCGTGGTTGACTGAACATGTCCCGCACAGGAAGCCTGGTTGTGGGATGAAGATGTTGTTATCAACTGCAATCTTGAAGCCCTTGACTTGGCTTGCCAAGCGTGGCTCGGTGTAGTGCGAGAGGTCAGTAGGCTCGGTCAGTTCGCCTGTCCTTGCCATGAAGTAAGCACCCTTTGATGGGCGCACACCCCACAACTTCTCGCATAGCACGGCGTAGGTACCCAACTGGGTGCTTGCTACTGGTGCCTTTGTGGATGTTTTGATGTCGATGACAACGAGTTCACCTTGCGGTGACACCATGAGCCTGTCAAGAAAGCCCCGTATGGGCACGCCCCCGACCTCGGCACTGAGTTCTGTTTCGATAGCAACATCGCCAGTGGGTGTCTGGTAAGGGACATACCCGCTGACATCTCGCCATTGAATCCAGAAGTCAACCATCTTCGGTCCATTGTCTAACCACCAAGAAGCATCCTCCTTGTTGGGATACTGCTTGCTTGCCCTACCGCCTGAACGGAATGGCATGCCGTTGTTGTCCTTCTCGAAGTTCACATTCCATCGAGCAGTAAATACTGCTGTCGGGTCAAAAGAACCACGAAGGTCAGGCAATGTTGTGTCATATATTTCGGTAGCCTCATGTACCGCCTTGCCACCTACAAGCCAGTAGGATGGGTTCTGAGGTACATTCTGGATACGGGTAAGGTAATACGACCAACCGCAGTTGAGCCATGTGGACATGGCGCTGTGGCTGATGTATGGCTTACCAGTCTTTGCTTCAAGTGACATATCGTTTCCTTTCAATAGAGGAGTTTACTACACAATGTCTCCTCTATCCTGCGACACGCCGATAGAATTACACCCATGTTATTCAGGTCTAAAGTCAGTATAATCCTGTTCGTGAGAACGGGTAAAGTGTATGCGTAGGCGCAAGCCGGAGCATACTACGGCTCAGCAAAAGCCTGATTATAGAGGCTTGCCTACGCATGTGTGCCCTTGTGGGTGTTTCATAATGAAAGTGTCGTGTGTCTTTGAGGAAGGCTCAGTAGTATTTTATTTGCTTGATGCAGAGTGTTATGAATGTGGCGCACTGCTAACCGCCCCGACCCCGATTGATGATGACTATGCCGATATATGAGTTCAAGTGTTTGATATGCAATGCCCAGTATGAAGTCATGCGTGAGGTGGGCGAAGATAGACAGCCCGTATGTTGTGGCATATCCATGGAACGGGTATGGAACGCGCCCGCTATTCATTTCAAGGGTTCTGGATTTTACAAGACCGACAACCGGTAATAAGATTCCGTTGCTGGCATAGCGGGGAAACTATGTCAGTTGGGGAAGAAAACAAAAAAAGCCCCCGCCTTTCAAGATTTCTCTTGAGAAGCGGGGGTCTTTTACTGTCTAAACAGGAGTTACTTTACTCTGCCGAACTCCGGAGCAGATGGGTCTAGCCACTTGAGGACTGGACCAAGGAAGCCAGCGAGCGCTGCCAATCCCAGTACCTTGAAGTCAGTCTCACCAGCGAGGTAGAGCGCGATAGCAGATGCTGCTGCAGCGCGGAACCATGTTAGCGATACTTGCTTGAGTGCTTCCATTTACTTACCTTTCTTCTTGGTCTTGCGAACAGGCTTGGCTTCTACCTTTGCGGGTTTCTTCCTGCGTG